ATAAGGCACGAAAGGCATGGGAAAGAATAGTGGCAAGGGCCCGAATACCATTGCCAGATGGTAGACCAAATATCGTGGGGGCGGCAACAACTCCGGAAGGTTTTTCTTTTGCATACGAAAGGTGGGTTGAAAAAAAGTCTATAGGGTATTCGTCTGTGACCGGAAAAACGAAAACTGCTCTTGAAGCTGGTTTTATAAGCAAAACATACATGGCTAATTTAATTGAGTCATTTACAGAGGAGCTACAAAAAGCATATCTAGAGGGTGAGTTTGTGAATTTATCTTCATCGTCTTTTTATTATGGGTTTACGCAGGATAATATTAAAAAAACGAGTATTGATAGGGGTCTCCCATTAAATCTTTGTTTTGATTTCAATGTCAACCCAGGGGTAGCGTGTATAGCACAAGATAGAAATATAACAGACATTAGGATGATAGAAGAAATTTATCTAGAAAAGCATTCAAACACAAAGGAAGTGTGTACACAAATTAAAATAATTCTAAATGAATATACGAATATGGATGTAGTTATCTATGGTGATGCATCGGGAAGGTCAAGAGATACCCGGTCAAACATGTCCGACTTTGCTATAATAGAGGAAGAGTTACAGCCTTTTTTTAAATCGTTCACGTTTAGTGTCCCGTCAAAAAACCCAAGTATTAAAGATAGAGACAACGCAGTCAATAAGGTTTTACAAACAAATGCCGTTTCAATAGACGAAAAAAATAAGTATTTAATTAGAGATTTTAGACAAATAATAAGAAAAGGAAATGATATGGATAAATCAAACATAAAACTTACTCATATATCGGACGCATTTGGGTATTATATATCTAATAAGTTCCCCGTCATGTTTAAAAGTTTGCATAAAAAACCAAGGGCGCTATAATGGGGAAACAGTATATAAAAAAAATAGTATTATTTATAAAGTCGGTAATTGAGGCATATAAGTTATCACGTCTTAAATTTAAATTTAATAAACAATCGAGGATTTTATGATTACCAAAATAGAAAAATTATTTTACCAAGCCCCAAAAGTTGAGGGCATGACAGAAGTAGATAGAAAGGCGCTAGCAAGGGAATTGATAGACACATACAACGGGAATGGGGATGAATATCTAAAAATTAAAATAGATGAACAATCAAGCAGCCCCCTTTTAACAGCCCAAATGAATTTAAACCGTGTTTCATACGGGTACCTAAAAAAGATTATAAATAAAGTATCAAAAGTTTATAAAGAACAGCCTAAAAGAAGGTTTTTTCAAAATGGGAAAGAAATTTTATCCGGAGACCCTTTATTCAAGGGCGCCGACGTAATTATTGATGATACGGTATTATCTATAATTAAGAACGAATTATATTCCTTAGAGATAACAACCGCATTAAAAGAGGCTGAAAGAAAAACAAACTTATTAAATACAGCAATATATAAGATTAATTATTATGATAAAAAATTAAATTTAGACTATATATCAAATGATTCCTGCTCTATTGTTCCGGAAGAAAATAACCAAAAGATAGCAAAAGAAATAGCTTATTCATTATCGGAGGGCAGTATTGACGTATGGACAAGATCCGAGCAGGTAATTGTAAAAGGGAATAAACAAACTAGGCTACAAAATGAATCAGGTAAAAAACAGCTAGAACTAGGGTATAATAACATAGGAACCGCATTTGCTCCTTTTGTTGTATTAAGGGCCTCACTTCCTGATCAAGAATTCTGGGACATTAAAAATAAAGATGCTATTTCTACAATAAAGCAAATAAATTTAGCATTTACAGAGTTAAGATATTTAGTCCGTTATTCATCATTCGGTTTAAAATATGCTATCAATTTAGAAGTCCCAGACGGTGCCAGTGCGGACCCTTTAGGAATGTGGGTTATGCAATCGGAGTCTACCCACGTAGGTGACTCCAAAAATTTTGAAATAGGTGAACTCCCCAATAAAGGTGATTTACAAGGGGTCAAGGAAACGATTTTATTTCTAGTGTCTCAATTGCTGTATACATATAGCTTAAGTTCACAAGATTTAGTGTCATCAGGTCAAAAAAGCACCGCAGAAAGCAAAGAATATGACGTGACAGACTTTAAAGAGTACTTAAAAGAACAGCAGCTAATTTGGAAGCTAAACGAAAAGAATTTGTTTGAAGTAATGCGCCTAGTTTGGAATAGAGAAAACGAGTATAAAATACCTTATGACATTGTGTTAATGGTTGACTATCCAGAAGTTGAGGAAGTAGACACGGAACAAGAGGCATTAAAATGGGTTGTTGAGATTGAAAACAATGTTAAAACCGCAATTGATTGGATAATGCAAGAAAATAAAGATTTAACAAGAGAACAAGCCATAGATACATTAAAAAACAACGTTAAAATAAATGAAGAATTGAATATAGAAGAGCAAGAAGATTATAGTAACCAAGGTTAATAATGAAAAAACCCCGAATAAATATACAGGATAAAGAAAAAAAAAGCGATGGTTTTTTTGATAACTTTGAAAGGGCGGGTGAAAATGTTGCAAAAACAGCCAAAAAAATAAGGGATGGAATTATTGAGGATATTCTAAAAATAGCATTCGGTTATATAACTGTTAACGAGATATCTTCAATATCAACCAAGTTTAGAAAGAAATTCAATGGCATGACAAATAAAAGCATTTCATTATATGACAATGAAGTAAAAAAAGTTCTTAGAAGCGGGGAAGCCTCGTATTTAACGAAAAGAGAAATAGGCAGGATCCTAGAAACAAGAAGTGTTTTAATTGAAGATATGAAAGTGGTTGGCCAGCGTATGAAAAGAGACATCAAGTCAAGCCTTATATCAATAATAACATCTGAAAAATCTATACCAAAAACGATAAAAAAAATCAATTCTATATATCCAGGGTTTGCCGGTACATCGGAAACGGTTTTAAATACATATCTACAAAGAACTTATAGAGATATATCATTTGAAAACCAAAAAGCAGCTGGTTACCCGTTCTATAAGTATTCCGGTCCAAAAGATAGAAATAATCGCCCATATTGTGCGGAGCATGTAAGAAAAACATACACTGCAAAAAAATCACAGGGGATACAAGATACTATGAATGGTTTCTACAACTGCCGGCATCATCTTATTGGAAGAGAAACCCCATAGCACACATACCTAGTCAATGTATATAGTTATGATATAATAAATATAATGGCTTAATTTAAGCCTTTAAAGAATAATCCATACGTTACCAAACGGAAAAAAGGGGAGAAAAATAATGTCAGAAGAAGCTAATCAAAATGAAGGTTCTAACAATCCAAGTGGAAACGAAGTAGTCAATGAAGGTGACGGAGGTTCAGCAGAAAAGGGGGGGAGAGATTATATACCAAGACAAAAATATAATCAAACACTTTCAGAAAACAAGGCCAACATTGCAAAACTAAAGGAATATCAGGATGCGGAATCTAAGAAATCAGAAGAAGAACTTTTAGAACAAAATAAGTATGCAGAAGTGATTAGTCAAAAAGAAACTGTAATTAAAGATCTCAAAAAACAAATGGATGAAAGCAAGCTAGAAAAGAAAAGAATGTCGTTCAGTAATGCTCTAGAAAAGGCAGCAATGAAGGCAGGAGCGGAAGACGTAAAATATCTTATGATGAACATGGAAGATTTTTCACAAGATGAAAACGGAAATTTCTTGGGGATTGAAGATAAGGTTAATGAAATAAAAGAAACCAAGAGTTTTTTATTTAAAAAATCTACTAGTTCAACACCGGAAGCAAATCAAGTTCCTGGCGGTTCTGTATCCATGGAGCAAAAAGACCAATTTTCTGATCCAAGTAGAAGCAAAATTTTTAAAGCATTTGAAAGTATAAAAATAAATAGAAAATAAAGGAAAAAAAATGAGTTCAGCAAATTTAAATTATAGTTACAATTTTTCAAATAATGAAAGGGCAATGTCAATAGCATTTAAAACCCTTATTCAATCATACCCTACGCTATTAAGCCAAATAAATTATGACCCGTCAGTTTTGGTAACTAATACAAAATATGAATGGTTAGAAGATAGCTTGGCGCCTACGTCTATTCCAATTGGTAGTTTTGTAACAGATGGAGACGGGGAAGGAATCGTAGTTTCTTCAACCGCTGGATTCTCTGCGGGTTCAATTATCGGTTTCGAGGCAGCGAACGGAGCTTCTAAAACAGAAAGTGCAAAAATATCTAGTATTGATAGCACAACTCAAATGACAATTGCTAGAGATTATGGTGGGTCTTCTGGTGTACTCCTTATCGTTGGAGACATCATAAAGCTTATAAGTAAACCAAGAGGGGAAAGCACGGACGCTGGACCAGGAACAGGAAGAGAGCCAGGGAGTGACTTCAATCATACGCAAATTTTTGACGGAACGGCTCAAATTTCTAAAACACAATCAAAAATTAAAAACTATGGTTTCAAAAATCAAGAAGAATTCATGTCCTACCAGAGAGAAATGGCACTAAAAGAAATGATGTTTGATGTTGCGAATTCTTCAATATACGGTAGACGTGTTGCGAGGTCTGGTAGCGAAGATGGAACAATGGGCGGCATTCTTCAATATCTAGAAGGCGGAAACGTAACAGACGTTGGAGGGGCAGTAACTACGGCAGTTTTGAACGGTATTGTTAAAGACATATATGGCAAAGGTGGATTCTCAAATAATTATGCATTTGTTTGTGCAGAAGATCAAGCAACTAGAATTTCAGACTTTAATGCAGCAGGCGGCGCAAATTCACCAGTAAGAACGGCTCAAACTGATAGAGAATTTGGTGGATACATTACTAATTTCACAGCAAACTTGCCAGTACAGGGAGGTTTTAAATCTAAAATAATTGTTGATCCGTTATTTCCAAAAGATCAAATTGCGGTTTTAGACCTTAATCTTATTCAATTAAGAGCATTACAACCGATTGACATTGAAGATGCTACTTTACCGGCTGGAAACTACATACGTGATAGAGTTCTCGGAGAGCTAACGTTAGAAGTTCAAAATGGTAAAAAGGCGCATGGTCTTTTAACGGGGTTAACCATTTAATAAGGGTTTGATTAATAATCGGGTAAGATTTTATTCTTACCCGATAAATAAAAATAGGGTTTAATTATGGTAAAAATTAGAAAATTCAAAACAAGCGTTTTAAATATGAAATTTTGGGATAATGGAAAGATTCACAGGTTCTACGGTGGTATTTTTCAAACAGATAGTAAAAAAATTGCTGAAAAAGTTTCAATGTTTAATCTAGTAACAGAAATAACTGAAAAACCTACTGTTAAAAAACCTACTGTTAAAAAGCCTATTGCTTTGAAAGAAGGTCTTCTCAAAAAAGAGGATAATGAAAATGAGTAAAGTAAATTCTAGATATACGCTATTAAGTGCATTAACAGAGGACGGTAGCGGAGAGTCTATAAAATGGGAAGGTGGTGAGGCTAGCTTTATAGTTAGTGGTGGAATGGGGGGTGGTACATGCACAATAGAGGTATCATCAGACAAAGTAACATGGGTGCCCGGCGCTTCAGAAATGTATGCAAACGGGATGCTATCAGTGAATATAGCGGAATCTTTATTTGTTAGAGCAACTGTATCTAACTCTACAGGTCCTTCTATAACTGCTTTATTATGGGGAAATCATACAAGATAAGGAACTAAAATGGGATTTTTTGACTCGAGAAGAAATGATCAACTAAAAAGAATTACGGCACTAGCTTCGGATGACTTAATAAGAGTACAAGACGTTTCCGATACTACAGAAAGCACAAAAGGAACTTCAAAATCAATAACGGTTTCAAATTATTTGGGGAACGCTTTATCAACCTTGACTGGGGATGATACTTCACCCGATTTAGATGGATATAATAAGAATATTTTGTGTGCAGCGGATAACACAAGCCCAATAACAATAACTTCTTTTACTAATGCTACTGAAGGGATGGCTTATACGTTTGTAGGTGTAGATTCTACAAACTACACAAGATTTAACATTGCTGGCGCTTTATTGGTTTCAGAGGATGTTGCTCTAGGGGCAGGGGATACTATTAGTGTTTTAGTATCATCCGGGTCTTTAGTCGAGACATCAAGAACAATTTATAACAAAAATGTAACTATTGCAGCAGACGCAACAACTTTTGATGGTGCAATTGGAACAGTATTCACAACTTCAGCAAATGCAGGTTTAACCGGTATCACTGATATTGATAATCCTAGAGTTGGAGCGGTGTATACATTAATTGGAGGGAGTGATACAAACGCTTCAACAATAGCAGATAGTGGCAATTTTTCTTTATCTGGGGCATTTTCTGCACAAGCAAATAATATAGTTTCATTGAAAGTATATGCAGATAACAATTATTTAGAATTAAGTAGATCAATTAACCACGTATAAAGGGGAATAATAAAACCATGAATGATGAAAAAGCAAAAGAATCGAATGATGAAAAAGAACTTCCTAAAGAAGTAGCGCAAATACTTTTTAGAATGTCCGATTTGGTATTAAAAAAAGAGGGTGTAATGGCAAAGGTAGACATTGATTACTTGTGGGGATATTTTAACCTAAGTGCAAAGTCAAATAAAACACCGAATTTGTCAGAAAAGGAATAAGAATGATATTTGACCACATATATGGTATAACCACTAGCTATTCATCTAGAACCATAACCGATAATACAAAGATTTTAACAGTCGATTATTATCGAGGGTGGACGGCTATTTTGCCATCGGAAGAAGTAGAAATTATTTCAAATACTATTGATACGATGACATCAAACGGAGATAACACCCTTTCTGAAAACGTAACGTATGAAGTAGCCTTGTTAACACGTGCTGTTTTAGCAAAAACGGATAAGCGTCTACTAAGCACTGTTATGTATCCTGATTCAGTATTAAACCCTAAGATCCGGCAAACATATGTAGACTTTGAACAAAAGGTGTATTCTAAGTTCAAAAATCTATTAACACAGTTCACAGATGGAGAATTGCCGCAAGATTATATTTATAATCTTTTTAGGTTGAAACAATCCATGGTGTACCATTGTTTGGCCTTAGTATTCCTAGAAGATTCTATAATGGATGATGATTTTAAATTCACGTTGTCCGTTCAATACCGATCAAAAAGCAAAGAAGCATTTAATGATTCAATTGGTCTTGTGACTGTAGACCTAGACAAAAGCGGGGCCTATTCAAATGCTGAATTATCAAAAAACATGTCCCGAAACATGTACTTAGGTAGGTAGCCATGGGAATTGAAATAAACTTTAGTGCGTTTAATGATATAGAGCATAATTTGAATTCTTTCGATAATTTTGCATCAAATGGTTTAGAGGAAAAAATAGGAAGTGATATAGCAAACTCCATAACGGATCGAGTACAAAACTATGGTATAGGTTCAGAAGGAAAAAAGCTAAAGAATAAAAGAAATGAAGTATATAGTCCAAGTTACAAGAAAAAAAGGGCAAAATTGGGATATACAACTTCACAAAGGGAGTTAACGAGGAAGGGAACTATGTTTTCATCATTAACGACTATAAAAAGGCTTGGCCATACAATTGTTACATTTATTGGGGAAAATGAAAAAAACAAAGCGCTAGGCAATGAAAGGAATAGTCCCTTCTTTTCAATAGGTATACTGGAGAATAAGGAAATAGATAGGGCGATACAAAAAGCGGTTGATATGATATGAGAAATGAAATATTTGAAAATATCGTTGAAGCAGTTACGCCCCTATTTCCTTCTGGTAAAGTCGTTAGTGAAAGCGTTAGTATAAAAGACGTTGGACAAAGCCTTAATGACTCTTGTTTAATTGTATTAAATAAGACAGCCTATAATTATTCTGGTCAGTATAATTTGTATGCCCCAGAAATGGAGCTTGAACTAGTTGTTTTTGTCCCTGAGGGTATAGCCCCTATGGTAACGCAGATATCAAAAGAGGATGAAGTGGTTGCGGCCTTGCTATCAGACCCGACAAGGGGAGGGAAAGCTAGTAGCACAACTATATTAATGAGTTCATCAAGTAATATAGCAGAAAATTACAAGGTTAGAGGGTCTGTAAGTTTTGTTCTACGTATTTTAGTGGCGTACTCGTCTTATTGGTATTGACTTATTATGAAAGGAATAGGTGGTTTTATGACAAAAAAGAAAAAAGAAGAAAAAAATGATATTATTCAGGAAAACAAAAAAAAGGAAGCCCCAAAACGTCATATAGTAAAGAAAACTATAAGGATTAATATTGGAAAAATAATTGA